CCAAATCAAAACAAAATCAAAAACAAAACTCACAATGCATTTGATTAATTAAAGAGGAAAACAAATTTCAAACACTCGTGGTCGAGAACACCGACCTGATTGATGGCCGTGAACCCACCGTGCGAAGCGAAATACCTCCCACGGACCCCGAGCTAATGGAGGAAAAAGGGTTAGAGCGCACAGAGCTCAGTGAGCCCAATGAGGAAGGGCCTGACCCAAAGTGGTTGGACCTGACGGACAGGCCGCTCACTGATAGGGCATCGCCTGTAGCACGAGCGCCCCAGTTGGGATTATCACTGCCCAGCATCATGTCCGGGCGATTGGGATTTGCCTGATGTTTGGCACGGAGGCCAGCAAAGGTGTTAATGGCCTCACCAAAATTCCTCGCGTCCCAACGGACGGAGCGTGCCAAATTGGATGAATTCAAAAACAACTGCTCACTGGAAATAGGGGTACTAATAGGGGGCTGGGCACCAGCCGTCAGCCCCATGAGCATGTTCAACTCAGATTTTGGATCAAGGCCTAATTCTTTGATTTGGGCAGCAGACAATCTAATCCTATCCCTGGAATTCTCCATGGCCTGTTGTTGCAGGGACAAGGATTGCTTGCCAAGCTCATAGTTGTTCCGAATTTGCTCCTTTTGCAATGCCAATCTTTGCTGCTCAGTGACTATAGATGCAATGTCGGCGGCAATGCTAGCACCGCCAGACAACAATGTCAACCCAGCTGTGGCAGCACTAGCCATATTACAATCTCCTGGATTCACCACCTATGCCCTGCCCACTCAAAGGATTGTAGGCAAAGCGCATTCCCATGTAGGTGACAGAAAGAACTTCAGTCCAAGTGATGCCCGTACCAGCGAGCTGTGCAGGGCCTAGCCAGGTCCCGTTGGCGAGCATGCCAAGTTCAAAGGTGGAAGTGGACGTGCTCACAGAGAACACGTACATTGAATTCTCGGCCAGCTCGTACGTGGTGCCCGCCAACAAGGAGGCAGTGTGTACTAGGGTAGGCCCCCAGACAGGCACCAGGTCGTCTGCTCCGCTGGCTGTTGCATTGAAATTTGGCATGGTCCCAGCGAAGCCGATGGGCACGTTGGGCCCTTGCGGACCCACGCCGGCAAACCCAGCGGGCCGGATGATGTGTTCAGCCCGCGGGACGTACCCCTGCATAACTTGAACAGCACGCGCGTTGGTGCGCTGGCCAAATATGCCCTGGATGCCATTGAACCTCAGCTCCTCGGTCGCCGCACTCACGGCTTCCTCATCGGCGAGGTTAATAAAGTACACTTGGTTGAACCGTTCAGGGATGGTGTTGATAGCTGCTGTGGTATTACCGCGTACCACTGGGGTGAGCCTCCAGAAGTTGTCGTTGTCTCCTGGGTGTGGGAGCACCTGGCCGGCGATGACGGCACCGCCGTCCGGTTCGGTGTCTGATTGGGGCACAAAATCTGGAAAGCCATCGGGGAACACATCTGAGAGGGGGTTGTTTGGGGCTGATGATTGAACCATGACTCGCCGGTTGTGTTCAACATTCCTGGCGTCCCCCATGAACACGCTAGAGCTGGGGATGGGGAAGCTCCACCCGCGCGTGCGGGATTGCACGTCGTAGACTCGGTTGACAGATGGGTTTGATGGTAACCCGAGAATACCAAGCACCCCCGTGCCGAAGCGCACCTCTGGCGAGGTGGCAAGGGCCACCCTGGTGAGGAGTTGTGATGGGTCGGCCGAAGCCACACCCGCAGTGGGGGGCAGCAGCGAAAAGAAGACCCAATCACGACCAGGTCTAGTCTCAAGCTGCACTGTGACCGACAGGGTGTCAGTACCTAGGGGGTTGATGAGCCCAGTCATGACGGCGATCACCAATGACGCAGTATTGGTGTCCCCCATCGGGTGGTAAAGGGATGTCCGGATGTCCTCCAATGTCACCTCAAGTGGCACGCCGCCGCGGGCATCAATGAGCACATGCGGCATGCGCAGCACATTGACACTCTCCGGGTCCACGCCTGGTGGAATGGCAGCGACGGCAAGTGTGCCGCCGATGAACCCAGACCCAGCAATGGTGATTCTGATATCCATGCCGCCGGCCCAACCTCCGTACATTGCAGCGATGTGCTGGGTGTAAGGGTTCATGCCCGGCCCGAGCCGCCCCACTGTGAGGATCGTCCCGGGGCCGGCATTAGCGTTCCAGGAGACAGTGCCGAAAAGGGTGTAGGCAGTCCGCCACTGTTCAGCGCTCGGGCCTGACTGGGGTTCAGCAACAAGCGCGCCCACCAAGCCACTAGCCGGTGCGGCCGCGACAGGTGGGGCAGGCGCAGCTGCGGCGGCGCCGGTGGCGCCAGCGTCCATCGCACGCGATGACTCATGCTGTTGCTCTGGGGTGCTTTTGTTGTCACTCATGTTTCCTTCTCTAATTAAATCACTATTGTTTGGCAGACTCACATGTTGGATGCCATAATAGCGCCCGTCGTAGATGGCACGGGCTTCTTCTTGAGAATACCTGGGGATGGTCAGCCCAGAGGCCTCAGCGGACTTAACAACTAAGGCCAAAACATGATCAAAATCTTGGGGTTGATGCCACGCCAATTCAATCAAAACATTCTGGAGTTGGATGGTTCTGGTCTCAGCGTCGATCTCAATGGGCTGGGCCTCGTGGTTCCACACCGAGCGCCGCGGACCATTCACCCAAACGGGCTGACGGGCAAGCGAGGTGAGGTCTAGGAGGGCACGGTGCCCCCCGGGGGTCAGCACAATGCGACGCTTCAAAAACACAGGGCCAGACAAGTAGGTGAAGGAGGTCCTTTTAATCTCTACATTTGCTCCCTTATCTGGTGCGGTTGGGGAGAGCCCGTACCCTTTCAGGGTGGAAATGATCTCATCTATACTCTTGGTAAGGTGGGAGGGGATGGTATAAAGGCCGTCGTCCCCATAGGTTAGAAACGGGGCAAGTTCATTGACGGACCCGATGTGCAGGGGCAAAGAACACTTTCGCACGGTGGCAGACCACAGGATCCAATGCACAATTGAATTAATTTGGCTTGTAAAGGGCATGCCAGACGGGAGGCCCGACTTTGTGGGAACAGAGACGCCCTCAACTAGAGCAGTGGGGCGGCTCTTAAGGGTTTGGGCCACTGCCATGCGCAGGCTATCACTGCCGCAAGTGTTGCACAGGATATCAATTGCAATATTGATAATGACAGGGGACATGGTGGAGTCCCACTTTGAATAATCGAGCTCAAGGCAGTGATCATGCCGTTGCAACCGGCCAACCCAGGAGGACACACAGTTGGCGCTCGACGGGTCAACGCCGACTTGTATGGGGAGGAGGTTTGTCACTGTTTTTAAGGCATTTGCCACGGGGGTGAGTGCCGCAGATGCAATGAGCGCAACGCGGGCATCTGCACCCCAGATGAGCCTCCGTTTGCCCTCGGCAACCTTCTCGACGGGCCGCAGCTCATCTTTTAGGGCAACTATGTAGGTGTGGTCCAAGGGCGTGCCTGTTCCCGCCCTTGACCACGCTGCCAGCAGCATCTCTCTGTATTTCCCAGCCGGCATGCCCGTGTCGGGGTCACACAAATCTCTTTTAGTCTTACCTGGGGCGAGGGCACCTGCGGAAGTTGACAAGTCCAGACTCTGCCATGCAGCCGCAAAGGTTAACGGCCGGAAGCCTCCCTTAGGTGTTAATGATTGGATTGCGGTGCGCACCTCCGTGATGGCCGCAACCATGCAGGGGTCAAGCTTCTCAATGGCGGGGGCGCTAGTGTATGGTGTTAAGGCTTTGACCACCATTGCTACCTGGGTCTGATTGCACCGCGGGTCGTTCCGACCCAGGGAAGCTGGCTGGTGGGTGCACTTGTGCGCCTCTTCCCTCATGCCTGGGGATATGGAATACTTCGTGCCGTGGGGCAGATGGGTCACAATGTCAGATCTGGTGCACTCGAGCCCGCGCCACATGATGGTATCGGGCGAGGCTGCCGGCGCGTCAGTGATGGGCGTGAAGACCTTGTCACCGACGCCGTATGAGCCCTGGTGGAGCCCAACAACGTGCCCAGCACTGTTGACATACGGGAGGCCGCAGTACCCACGCTGCGTCTCAAGCCCAGGAACCTTGACCCTCACCACGCTCAGTCGGGTTTGGTCGAACACAACCGACTCGTTACGAGCGTCAACCACCAGGTGGCCGGTCACAAACTTAACCGGGGCGCCTTCGCCAACGACCATGGCGGGATCTCCCATTTTGTGGTGCCTGGCCCTGATCTTAACAAGGTCGTTGCCGAGCTCCTTGATGACATCCTCGCCCGAGGCAACATGTTTAAGGGTGATCCCGACACCATTGCCGATGTGCACGTAGTAGCCGCCGCCTGTTGTTGGTCCAACTGCTGGATGTAATGGAAGGTCTTCGCAGTTGTTGCCTTCACGACCAAGTTGGTAGGCCGTGTAAAAGGAGCGGTAGTCGCGGGCATCATCATCATCGTTGCCCATCGCGGCCCTGTGGCGCAGTTGGAGGAACTCATCTGCGTTGATCTTCTTGCCTTTCTTCTTTGAGTACTTCATCCACTCGTCATACTCCTCGTCCGACAGTGCGACACCGCTGCCGGATAGCCATCCTTGGCGATCGTTCCTAGTGGACTTGTTGGCAGTCTTGAAGGCAGCTATGGAAAGAGTCAACCCCGCTATGGCGACACCGTAGTTGGCAAGGAAGGTGCCGATGACCTTAAGGAGTCGCCATAACAGTTCCGTCCACGTCTGGCCGAACATGTCTGGCACGACAGGATCATCTTGTCCACTATGGTCAGCCAGGTGTGTCACCTCAGTCAACCCAAATTGAGGGCCAGGCGGGAGAACGACCACACGAACCCCACCAGCTGTGTGTAGGATGACCGTGCCGGCTGGGAAAGTGAAAGCCGTGGTGACGGGCATTGGATTCCACTCTTGCGAAAGCGCCCATGTGAAAAGCCGCTTGGGGCCGGTGGCGCACCCGCGAAACAGGTCCCAGACGACCCGAAGGCCTGAAGCTATGGGGTTCTTAAGGTGACGCATGAGGGCAAGAGCAAGTCGGGTGGGTGAAGGGTCATTGATGACGACAGTGGGGTTTGGCACAGGCAAGCTCTTATCTCCCAGTGAGCTAGAGGTGATCCGGCAGGCATAAGCCAAAAGATGGTATTCAGGCACCTCCGTTCCGAGCACACGCTTGAACATGTTCCGCGTGAAATGGGGCGCCACAAAGGGGGTCTGCGGGTTGCAGTCCCACCGCTGGCCCACCACGGATGATGTGGAGCCTTGCCAGGTCACAGCAAGCTGGTACTTTTGCGGGGTTGTGTCCCAAGCCGCGGGCTGGGCAACGAGGCCAGAATTGTGGTAAGTGTTAATTACGGCCTCCACGAACCGCGCGGTGCCCTTGTCAGGGGCCACCAGAACCATCCGCTCGGGCACCCCGTCTGGGGGTCCCTCCCGGTCGGGCAGGTCCTTTATGTGCTTACACAGCCCCTCCAGCGACGTGCGCTTGGCTCGCGGCAACGGGGTTGTCCCATTGTGCCCAACAACGGCGGTGGTGCCAATTGAGTTGTAGGGGTGGATGTCAAAGTTCAAGTGAGAGCAATCTGCTTTGAATAGCGTTGCTGGCGGTGCCACCCCGGGGTGCTGGCGCAGAAAATCAGCAACGTCAGGGGAGTTAACATAAACCCATGTGAGCCTACGAGCCAGTGCAGCAGCGCGGGAGTGAGTAGGGTTAATGAGTGGATTGTGGTTGGTTGTAATGAGTACATATTTGGAATCAAAACACCTGGTCTTGTTCTCCACCCTATCATAATTGGGCACAAATGGACTATTGGAACCCATGGCAATGAGGTCCTCAACCCATTGTCCCGGCTCTGCAGGCGTCTCATCTATGATCACAACATCCTCTGCCGTGTACTCATCATGGTGATCCGAAAACGGGTTCCAGATGGAGGGTTCATTAGGATTTAGCATTTTAGCGAGCTTGTGAGCTGCAACAGATTTGCCATGGCCAGGTGGCCCGCACAACACCACTATCTTGGCAGGGACGCGCTTGCGTGCTGCTGACAGTGCCGCTGCATTTATAGTGGAGAGCTCCATGATTTTGCTGGACATGGCGGACAACTGAGGTACCAATGCTGCGAAGGCGGGATCTACCAGCCGCTCTCGCACACTTTCATTCAGGTCATTAAGCATGGAGGCCAACACCTGCCGCTCACCGCGTGTGGAAACCGTGGCGGCCATTGTTGTAACACACATCAACTGGCTAGCAAGTTTCTTGACATCTTTGCAAGCACTAGCGCCCTGCACTGTGGTTATTATGCTCTTCACGGCATTGAAACCCCCAACGAGCCCCGCCGCCGTTGCACACCCGCGCAGAACCTTTTTGATGATACCGTCTGAAGGCATGGATCCCAAAATGATTGCGGACAGAAAGGTGGCCAAGAGGACGCCAGGAATGGAGAAGCTTGGGCGGCCCCCCTCCTGCTTGGGCCCATTACCGTCCCCCTTAATGATGTTTATTACCCTGCGCGCGAGATCCTGAACCATGGGACCCAACGCAGTAGAAACCAGGTCGTACACTTTGGATGGTATGTTGTAAAGCTCAAGTGTCGCCCAGAAAGCACCTAGGATTACAGGTATGTCAGAGCACTCATTTATGTTGCGCCATATATATAGCAATGGCGTCAACTTGAGTGAGGTCCATACCGACGAGGGGGATTTTGACAGTGCATCCTCAACGCCAGTGATGATCCCCGCAAAGAAGGCTTTAAAGTAGGCCTCCACCTCACTCCAGCCGGGGAGCGTGTCCCAGGCCTGCTTAAACAAACCCTTGGCCCAGTGGGCGCCACCCTTGATGTTCGTGATCGCCTTCTTTGCCAACTCTCGGGACTTGAATCCGTACACGCGCAACCACCTGGGGAGCTTGCCTTTGTAGGAGGTGTCATGGGTGAACCTGGTTGCCTCGTACTCTGGAAGTTTGATGTCTGGTGGATCCACAGATAAGATGTAGGCCATGTCAAGGGCCTGAGCCAATTGATCCGGGGCATAATCACGATGGATTTGGTGGGACTTGTCCGTGTAGGCCTGGAAGAACTGCGTCAGGTCAAATTCCGAAGGGCCGTCCGTGGCAGGGTCCTCTTCGAGCAGCCAGTCAACGACGTCTGCCACCGAAGTCTTGGACGCCACATAACTGGGGGGCTTGACCTTATCCGCCACAAAGAAGTCGTCCCAGCCCTCGCGTTGGCAGGACTTGGGGCAGGAACAACGACCCACATACCACCCGCAATCCTCGGGGCACCAAACGGTGCACCTATGGGGGGGAGCGGGCTGATGAGGTTTAGGTATTTTATGCCTATGTCTATCTCTGGAAACAACTGGAGCCATTTTAGGACAGCCGAAATCCAGCGATGAGAGGAAGAAAGAAAAGTGATAGTCACTATCTCTCTATAATTAAATCAC